CTCTTCTTTACTTGCAAAATTTGACCAGGGGGATACAGTAAAGACGCTTTCAAAAACGTTTTCTCCCGTGGATGTTTCTGACTATGATTTTCTGGTTTTCAATGTATGGAGCCAAACAAAAAAGAATTTTGAGTACCTGACAAGTACCGCGGAAGCCTTCAGCTATAAAATACAGATCAATGATACAGCAGAATACTTTCTTCCTGTTTATCACACTTTTTCAGATGTTAATATAAATATCTCAGATATCGATACCATAGATAGGATAGTGATTACCGCCCTTCACAATGATACGGATTACCTTATTATTTCAAACATGCTTGTAGAGTATGAAGAAATGCCGATAGACCTCATGAAAGAAACTCAGGAACACATGGAATACTATCTTAACAGGAACATAGGTAAAGGGGTACTTGTCGGGACCATCACCGCCACAGCCGGAACAACAAGAATAAATATCGGCGATTATGATTATATGGACCGGTATACCACTTTTCTGATTGATGATGGAACCAATTCAGAAACCCACCAGATAGCCCATTACAATGATGATAATTCCATGGCTAAACTATCAGACATTGAAGACGGGAAATCCATTTTACACGATTACACAGACGCGAATTTGTATGTGATTTTCCCGGTTTATATTAATCCGGACGAACAGACCCTACACCTACCAGGGATGTGCATATGGTCCTTTACCCCTGAATCAGTTCTAAGAACTGGAAAGCTTGACCACTTCATAGAGGCTTTTAAAACAGACGGTTCTTTTATCCGGAGGGTTGAGGGCCATGTATGGAGATATGAAATTCTTATAGATTGTGAGTCTCGTTCTTCAGAACTACTTGCCATGATGTCAAAGGCTATAAGGGATTTCGCAGCGAGTGAGTTTATTTGGGTAAATGGAAGAAGGCACGAGCTTGATACTATAGGATCACCCACGGAGACGAAACCGGCTTCAGGAATAGACATAATACCTAAAATTCAGTATAGATTGACTGTTGAAGTCATTGAAATAATTGCACCCGCGGAATCGGTTGCAAGGACAGAAACCATTAACACGAATGTTAATATTGGAGGCTGAAATGTCCAAAGAGAAAGTTCCTAATACAGATACTGAAACTGTTAATAAAAAGATGGTTTCTGTTGTATTTCGGGAAAATCGAAAGTTCGACCTACACATAGGCCGGAACATGGTTACTTTTAAGGCCAGGGAAAGAAAGAGTATCCCGGCCGCATGGTTAAAACATCCGGATTGGCAGAACGTTGCCAAACTGTTTGTTGTGAAGGGGGTTTAATGTGGCAGGAGTAAGAAACCTTAGAACGTTTGGTGTAAATGGTGCCAACCTCCCGGTAAAGCGAACAAATGCCGTTGTAGCTTCTGACTTTCAGATCGGCGGTATTATCGGGAATTTTGAACGGAAATACAACCGAGCTTTTCAGGTATCCAGTCCGGAAGAGTTTGCGGAAATTTTCGGGAACCAGATCAACCCTAATGATTACGGACCTGATGCCGTAAACGGATTTTTTGACAACACGGTGGGGGCCTCTCCTACTTTGTGGATTCAAACCTTTCTTGGATACAGCGGAAGCGCTATTGATTCAGTGGTAGCGTCTAAAGACGTTGCTGATGTAAACAGTACCCCGGACGTGGACGCATACAACATACAGGCGGCATACCAGGAAGAGCTTGAATACGGAATTTCAGGTAATAGGACCGGATTTAGAATTACTCATGTTGACAGGTTTTCTACACTGGCAGCTGCTACCGTAGCCGCGACTGGCGTATCAGAAGCAACCCTTGATAGTGTTGTCGGCATTGTTGTAGGGGATATTATCGCTTTCCGGACAAACTCAGGCGCGGATATTGTTTACAAAAAAGTAACCAATGTGAACGAAGGTGAAAATAAAGTTTCCTGGGATGGAAATTTTGAAGTAAGTGTGGGATCCGGCGAAACATTGGCGGTTGATGATGTTGTTGCTATTCCAGGGTTTACCGTACAGACTTACAGGAGATCAGTAGCCGGTATAGAATCTGAAGCGGAAATCTCCATGGGTGAACAGATATGTTCCACTGAAGCAGAAGTTACAGATTTCTATGTTGAAAATATACATGCTGCAAACCGATACTTGAAAGTAACAGAGGCATCCGCTTCTACTCTCGGGGGCAGACTTCCGGCGGAAAACGACTCTACTGTTTACCTGGAAAACGGAGCAGACGGAACGGCGGTAGTTACAGCGGCGGCAGCCAGGGTTTTCTATGAAAGACTTAATGATGCAGATGTCCGGTTTTTGGCAAACCCTGAAACCACGGATGTATCTATTCAGAAAGAGTTAGAGCTCTACAGTAAGGCCAGGACAAAGAATGATAATCCCATAGTAATTGGAGTTATCCCAGAGGACCGGACTAAATCACAGCTTATCACCGTTGGAAACTCTTATCAGAGATCAGATGAAGTTGACATGATTATCCCCGCGAACTGGTTAGAAGTAACAGATCCTTTCTCTACCTCCCAGAATGCCACACTCAGGAAAATCCCGAACTGTGGTCATGTAATGGGGGCCTGGATTCGAACTATTACCACTCTCGGTATTCACTACGTACCGGCTGTAAATAGCATACTCCTCCTGGGAGCGGAGGGAGTTGTGGGAGAACAGTTCCTGAACAACCGGGACAGAACGGACATAGCAGAAGCAGGGATAAACCTTATTCAGCAGCGTGTTGGGGTTGGAATCAAACTGGCAAACTGCCGGACTCCCTCTACTGATACGGCTTACGTTTACGGTAATGGTATCGCAATGAGGAACTTTATTAAGATATCTTCTGTTGATTCCCTGCAGTCCTCAGAGAACACACCAAATGCCAGGAACCGGCTCAATGCTGATAGAATGGCAATTCTTACCTTTCTGTACAATTTGTGGCTTGTAGGATCAACAGGGGATGTACCCGAGGGTGAATCATTCGGCCAGAGTGAAGTTGACGGAGTTGCAACAGTACCAGAAGATCATTTCACTGTAACGATTGATCCTATAAAGAATTCGGCGGCTAATCTCCAGGCAGGTCTAAGAGATTATGATACATACTTTACTTACCCGGCACCTGGTGAATCAATCCGCATAGGTGTTGGAATACTTTTAAGATAAGGGGCTGATAATGAAGTCAGATATGGTTGAAAAACGCATATTAGAAGTTGACGGGGAAGTCCTGGAAGGTCTTATAGCCGTTGGTCAGTATGCGAGAGAAGAAGGGGTTGTTGATGTCCCTGGTCTGAATAAGACAATCAAGGTAAAAAACGGTGTTACTGTAATACCGGAAGTGCCTTTCACTTTCAAGATTCGAAGGAACTCAAAAACATTGAAGTTTCTGCAGGACTGGAAAGATCTGAACGAATGCCGGGACTGTACCATGATTATAACGGATGGATCCGGAAATGAAATCAATCGGGAATTGTGGCCCAACACGGAATGTTCCAGGATAGCGGGACCGGCTTATGATGCAGCAAGCCCGGTCATTGCTCAGAAAGAAATTGTTCTCCTCCCGGGGGACATAATACCGATTTCAGCGGAGTAAAAAATGGAAAAGTTTCTTATACCAGCCTATTACCATGGCCAGACTTTTACAGCGGGGGAACTCATAAAGCCCCGCGGTGGAGTTATTGCGGATGCTGAAAAAGCCGGTGGGGACATGATCGGGATTGTAAAACTTGTAAGCGGGTGCCTTCGATCAGTTCAAACCGATGACGGGACAGTACTTACAAACCCCCAGGAAATTGAAGGGGTTGTCAGGAACCTCCCTTACCAATCAGCGGAATATCTTTCAATGAAAATCCTTGCTAAAAAAGGGGAAGGGGCAATTGAACAGATTGTTAAGTGTCCCCGGTGCGGGAAGAAATATATCTATGAATATATTAGCGAGGATATTGACAACCGGATCTTTTTTGAAGAACTGGAAACTGTAGAATACAACGAACATGAAGAGCCTAAGATTTATCTAGAGCTCAGCGAACCGATAGAGATAAAAAGC